TGTTATTCGATGTGTTTACGGCTTAGCCCTAGTTTCGCATGGAGGTTACGCATGGTTATTGTGCGTAACTTTGTATGCGACAATACCTCACTGAAGGCGTAACCGGTGCCTTTCCTTTCATTGTTGATCGGACCAAAGCGCCGGTAACCGAAAGCCGGCCAAGCGGGACGTATACACGAATTCCGGGACGTTTCAGCGTATGCGACTGCGTTAACGGGAACAATCGGCGCTACAGCCGGCGGGTGTGGGAAAAGAATCTCCAGACCGGCTCGATTTTACAGGAATCCATCCAGCGCAACGCAGCTTTTGGTCTGTTGGAGCACCCCAAAGACGGTATAGTCACCCTGCTTTCCCCTATTTCGCATCACGTCACCAAGGCGGAGATGCGCGAATCCCGTGATCCCGCCGGCAACCTTGTCCATGAGGTTGTCGGCGAAATTGCTTTGTTTGACACCGACGAAGGCCGAAAGCTCAAAGCCCTGATCGAAGGAGGCTACAATCCGCTGGTTTCCAGCCGGGGCTATGGGTCTCTGAACAAGTCTACCGACGGAGTCGACGACGTGGCGGACGACTACGTTTGCGAAGGCTGGGACGTTGTCATCAAGCCGAGCTTTGAGCAGGCGGAACTTTCGCCTGCGCGCAGCACCACGAACGCTACGCTGGCCACCCCGGTGGCACCCAACCCGCAAGCCGAGTCAAAACAATCACCCGCAGCGCCTTCGACGACCGCTGCGCCACAGACCCTGAAGGAATCGTCGCCTTCAACTGGAACGGTTACTCCGCCCAGCGCACCAACAAGAAACAAGACTATGGAAATCAATGACATCAAATCCCGCATTGAGTCGCTGCGCAACAGTGACCGCAAGCGGCCCCAGCGTATCGCTGAATCGTTGACGCAGGCCGAAGAACTGCACCAGACCGTTGCGGAATGGGCAGCCAGCGACCCCAAACGCTCGTGGGAAGCACAGAAACTGCACCGGGAGCTGGATACGATCACGGAATCGTTCACGGCCACCATGCAGCAACCCCTGCACGAGACCCGGCGGCTGAACGAGCAGAACATCAAGCTCATGAAGGTGATCAACGCGGTGGCTTCAACCGCCGTGACCTTCAAGAAGAAACTCGGTGAAGCCCTCAAGGCCGATGGGTCGCGGGTCAAGCTCATCGAAGAACTCACACGGCGCGGTCAAGGCTGGCAGCGGGTGGCGGAAAGCCGCAAGCAGAAGCTGACCGTGGTCGAGAAAGATTTCAACACTTCGTGCGAAGCGCTCGATCTCATGGCCGCGCGCTACCACGAAGACACGACGGAGCTGGGCCGTCGCCTGATCGTCCTTGAATTCAAGGAAAAGGCGGAAGCTCCGGAGATTCAAAAGGCGCTGAAAGAAGCCACGCGCCTGCGTCACATCGTTGCCGTCCGCGAAAAGCTGGAAGGTAAGAAGCCCGTCACCGAAACCGGTGTCGAAGGCAAGCAGCCGGCTGAGGGCGAGACCCCCAGTAAGGAAGCGATCAAGGACGACAAGCAGAAGGGTGCTGGTAACCCGGAAGTTGGAAAAGTTGCCAAGGAACCGGGTGCCGTGAAAAACGAATCCGCTGCCGACGGCAAGAAGCCTCAGCCTGTTGCTGAGGCACAGAACACGGGACGCACGGGTATCTCCGTGCAGAACATCAATGAATCCGTCGACTTGGTGAAACGGCTTAGCCAAGCGCCCGCCGTGAAGTGAAGTAACGCCGAAGCCATCAACTGACTGAAAACAAAATAGGACCGATTATGGTACTCTTAAACGAAAGTGGACGACCGGTACTGGCATCCGATGGCGGGCATATCTCCCGTTTCATGGACGTACTGGAGTGGGGCCATCGCCTCTCTGAAACCTCGCTGGGCATTCCCGAAAAGAACTCGAAAGGGCTCTGGGAAGCACGCGGCTGGAAGGAGTTTGTTCAACACATGCCCGAGCACAAACGCGCGCTCGCGGCCATCATGTTGGAAAACTGCCGCAGCCGTTTTGGCCGGCTCGATGAAGTGACGCGCACAACGTCGCTGGGAACGTTCGACAAGTGGATTTTCCCGATCATCGCCAACATGTCCGAAAACGACGTCATCGACCAGCTGGTTGCCTTGCAACCCATGGCAGGCCCGGTGTCGCAGATCGTTTACATGGACATCGTGACGGGTCGGCGGAAAGGCCGCACTCCGGCAGGCGCCCCCATGTGGCGTGCGCTGGCGGGCGCGGTGGACCGCGACGATGACGGCGACGAACTGATCCCGGACGAAACCGGCACAGCCTCTGGCGGTGGCGTAATCGTTCTGGAATGGAGCCCGGTGCGGGCCGGTACAGTGACCGGTAGCTACAGCGGCACCAGCTTCGCGGACGACGGCAACGGCCAGATCGTCAACGTGGCGACCGGTGCGGCCATCGGCACCATCACGTATCAAGGCACCGGCGCCGGTACGGTCACCATCGCCGCTGCGGCGGGGTTGGATTACACGGTGAGCTACGCGTACGTCTCGGAAGGCAACCTCGCCATCCAAGACTACGAGATGAAGCTCTCCAGCACGCCGGTCACGGCGAAGGTGATGAAGCTGAAGACGCTCTGGTCCGAGGAAGCTGACCAGAACTTGCAGGCGATGTACAACATCAAGGCGGAATCGGTGTTGCTCAACGCCCTGACCAACGCGCTCCAGTATCAGAAGCACCGTCAGGTGATCTTCGATCTGCGCGCGAAGGCCGACGCAGGCTTCGTGGTATGGGACGCCATCGCTCCGGCGAGCGTCAACTACCAGACGCACAAGTTCTCGATCATCGACGCCTTTGAAACGGCCTCGAACTTCATCTTCGGTGCGACGAACATGGTTGCTGGCAACTGGTTGCTCTTGGGCCTCCAGCCGGCCACGGTGGTGGCGACACTGCCCCAGTTCACGCCGAAGAACAACCGCGTGCAGATGCAGGGCATCACCTACATCGGTGATCTCGGCAACAAGAAGGTGTTCGCTGATCCGCACTATCCGACCAATGAGTTTCTGGTCGGCCACAAGGGCGATCAGTTCCTCACCACCGGTTACGTTCTGGCCGAGTACCAGAAGTTGTACACCACGCCCGATGTCGTCCTGCCTGATTTCATCCATCAGCGCGGGTTTGCGACCAGCTTCGCCCGGAAGATGGTCAACTCGAAGATGTATTGTCGCGGGTTAGTTCAGAACAGTCCAACGGCGTTCGGACAAACCATCGGTTAAAACGCGAGAAATTGGTTTCAAGACCCGCTCAGAAATGGGCGGGTTTTTATTTTGACATACTTAGGTTGTATGTTAATACTAATATGTATGTCATACACTACTAAAGTTGGTAACAAATATCCTACGAAAGCGCGTTGGAAATTTTCTGATGAAGAATTGAAGCAATCAGCTTCAATCTTTAAGCATCGTTCAGAATGGAAGCATGGAGATCGAAAGCGCTATGACGCTGCTTGGCGGCGCGGTATTCTCGAAATTTGTTGCGCCCACATGGAGCCAATGGCTAGTCCTTACGGTGCCAACTACGAAATCTACGTCTACGAGTTTGGAGACAAACATGTTTACATCGGGCTGACCTTCCTGCCTACTGCGCGAGCTTTCATGCACAAGGTGCGCGGGCCGGTAGCTGAGCATCGTAAGATTTGCGATCAATTTACTCGGAAGACGCTAGAATCAAAACTGACACGACAAGCTGCACCAGAGGCCGAAAAACGTTGGATTGCACATTACCAATCTGAGGGTTGGACGCTGCTCAACAAAAATACTGGAGGTTGCACCGGTACAGTGCGCGGTCGAAAATGGACTCGTGAAGCTGTTATCGCCGAAGCTCTCAAATACCAGACCAGACAGGAGTGGATTGATGGTTCACAAGTGTCTTACCGGATTGCCAAACGTGAAGGCTGGTTTGACGAAGCCAGTGCTCACATGCCGAAGCGAAAATTAGGTGTCGGTGCTGGACGAACTGCGTCGCAGGCGACGCGCCGTAAACAGCGAGAAGCTAAACTTGGTGGAACGCTGACCAAGGCTCATCGTGACAAGATTTCTGAGTCTGTGCGTATCGCGTGGGCAGTGCGCTCTAAGTGGATTGGAGAAAACTAGCTTATGCCCATGATGCAGCTTTACTGGGTGCCGTGGCTGGAATATCCAAGAGGACAAAGCGATTTCCCGCGCCCCGGTCAGTTCGTTTTTAAGAACAACGATTCGGATACACTATCCGGTTTCATTGCGGATGTTGATTACAGCCTCGAAAGGAGTTTACTCTGCCTGTTTGAGCCGGATGACCTTGACGTGCTGGAGGCTGAAGTAATAAGCCCGGCAATCTCAGACGCCGAGGTCATGGAGCGGTTGCGATTGGCACTGGAAGTCAATCCAATGATAAAATCGCAGTGGATTGAAGCCCTGCG